AGATCATGTAGTTGCTTGAAGTAAAGCCAATACTAGAATCTGCTTGAACATAAGTTAAATAGAATGTGTAACCGTTTGGAACGGTGTACAAAGACATTTGAGTTTGACCAATACCAGCGTTGATCTGAGCATACAAGTTAGTACTGTTTTTGCAAGTGATTGTACCTGCGTTAATGCCGTTGGTGATGTACAAACCATTAATACGAAAGTATGAGTTTACAGTTGTTACACCAGTTGTGCCGGTTAATACAACATACTCAGATAACAAATTATAATTGGCGTCTAAGCCTTGTACCTGAACAGTTTGTGTATCTGCGTTGTTGGTAGATACTAAGGTCATCTGCAATGCAGAGCCCGGATAAACATAGTTGCCACCAGAAGAAGTCAAACCTTCCCAAAGTGGGCCAAGTGCTGTAGAACCAACCGCTGCGCTGTAACCAAAGATTTGAACGTTAGTATGGCCTGCAATTTGTGTGCGACCAACTTGGAGATCAAACGGCTCATATGCGCCCTGTACTGTAACAGAAGGCATTACAGCTGGTTGCTGTATTACTAAGTTTGTTTTTAAATTCGATGCCATAATTAATTTCCTTAAAGTTAAAGTAGGGGACCGAAGCCCCCTAGGCAATTAATTATTGATTTGTTAAACCAGCACCGTATGGAGTCAATGAACCGTCAACGTTACGTGCTACGTAGTCAACCTTCAAAGAACCTGCCAAGTTGCCGGTGATTGTTGCACCAGAAGCAAATGCGTAGGTAATAGAAGCGTCTAATGTGCCAACGTTGTTGAGCAATGCTGCAACAGCTGCAGTATTAGTAAACGCGATCTGGATCTGACCACCAGTTGTAGTTGGGGTGATTGTACCAATTGCTGTGGTAGTAACCGCACCAGTTGTTGGGTTAGTTACGTTGATGTATGCAGTGATTACGCCGTTGGTAAGTGCTGAAGGAGCTGTGTACTCGTACAATGTAATATTGTCGATGATAGAACCAGCTGGAACTACGCAGTTAGATGCGGTAGTAGAGCCAACGTTGTACACAGTAACTGCAGTTGTAGAAGCTACAGTACCGGTGATGTTGTTGAAGTATTGGATTTGGCTAACTTGTGCTGCGCCAGTGTTGTCTGGAGCGATTACGCCGTTGTTTGTTGGGTTGTTACGCTTAAAAATGCGTAATGGGCCTGTGAATGTACTAGACATGTGTATTCCTTAATCTCAGTGGGTATCCCAAGCTGTCTCTGAGTCGTCACTGCCGGGAAGGATCGGCGGTCAGAATGGGACAAATCTTCCTATACATATTAATGCAAATATAAGACTAAAAGCGCCCCAAAATGCAAAAAAGCCACCTTGTGGGTGGCTTTTTTGTTGCTGCTAGAGGTTTGGATTACAAACCAGCTGTACCGTAGATGTTACGTGCATCATGCCAGCCTGTAGCGTAACGCTCAGTGGCCTTGTAGCGCATAGAATCAGTTTCGAAATCGCCTTCCATGGATTTCTCCATTGGACGACGCATTACGAGCATGAGACCATTTTCGGCATCGGTCTGGATCCACCAAGCCTTGGAAGAAGACAAACGTGTCACAACGTGAGCACCTTTTGGCAACATACCAGTGGACTTAATTGGGTTCAGATCGTTGTCAGCTGTACCAGAACGGAGAACAGACTTCAGAATTACTTCTGCTTGGAACTCGAGTGCTGGTGGAACAACTAACTGTTCTGCTTTCAAACGGATACGCTTACCGTTGTTGTCAACTGCAGAGCGAATCTGAATGAGCAACTGCTCAACAGAAGTTTGGCTCAAAGAAGCAGCTGTAGACAACTGGTTAGAGTAAGAACCGCCGTTAGCGATTGGGTGAGCGGTATTGATCAATGTAACGCCATCACCACCAACGTAGCCGCTTGTGAACGCGAAGTTCAACAAGTTAGCGCAGAGGGTTTCCTTAGTTTCAATCATAGACTGAGCCAAGTGTTTAGCGAAAGTGCTACCGATACGGATGTGATCGCCGTCTTCCATCAAAACTTTGGTCAAAGCATATGCCAAGCCATAGATTTGGTAGATGAAACGGGTGATGTACAAAGTACCGCCTTGATCGTAGCTAACTGGAGTGCCATCAGGCATCGCAGGAGCTGCGTTCATACCATAAAGCATTACTTCTTCATGGTAGTTACGTGGAATACCTTGGATCTGTTCTACAAATCCTTTCCACTCGTCGTCGCGTTGTTCATAAACGCCATCAAAGACTTCGTTGATAATCGGTTCGACTACCGCACGAAAGTCTGTACTACGCATTGGGGTTGCCATTGCTAATTCCTTTCGTTAAATTAGATCGAGACCGAAGCGGCTGCAAACATGTTGTTTGCGATCTGTACTTGAACAATCGTGTAAGCATCACCCCATTGGTTTGTATTACCAGCTGGGTAAGCTGCTTCACGGCCTAAACCTACAACACGTACTTGACCTTGTGCACCAGCAGCAACAGGAGTTGCCAATAGAGCTGTGGTCGAGAAACCAGCGCCGCCTGTGCCGATGACATAGCCATCAGTTACAGTTGAGCCAGAAGTTGTGTCGAAGTTGTACTGAGTACCGATTGCTGCGGTAGTTGCAGAACCGTTAACTTGGATCTCATAAACCAATGATGGGTCTTGGAAAATCCAGAAAACGATTGAAGAGGCTGCGTCTAAAGTTGTCTTAGAAGCATTTTTGCCCAAAGTGCGGCGGCCTTCTGCGGTTGTATACTCAACGCCATCAAATACACCATAAACACGACCAACGGTTGTGTTTGCAGCTGCTTGAGCAGCGATTGTCAATTGACCTGAAGCGGTCAACGCTACTGGTTGGAACTGGTAAAAAGACTGACCAGAGCTCAACGAGTAAGGAGCAGTATAAGAAGATCCGGGTGTGTATGTGTTTGTGCCAACGAATGGAACAGCACGATCAAGACCACTAGGATGGTATACTGGCTTCAGACCAAAGGGTTGAAATGTTGCGGACATTTAATTTCCTTTGTTTATTTTGAAGTTATTATTGAAAACGAATATTGCTATTCGCCTTTTGTGTTTCTTTTTCCATTTCCAAAAGTCCGCCTTCCAAGAGTGAACGTCCGCCCTTACTTTCGCCAGCAGCACCACGGACTTGAGCCGTAATGTTTTTCTGGTGCTCGAGAGGATCCTCGAGGTGGAGCATACGCATAACTTCTTGGTAGATGTCCTCTGGTAACTTGAAAAGAATCATCTCATTACAAGATACACAGCCTTCAAACTTGCCCGAGCTCATTTTACCTAGCGATCCAAAGCCATTGCCCAACTCTACGGCTTTCACTGGTTCATAACCCAACGCGATACGTTTGTCGATACTGTCATATGTGTTGGTTGTTGACAACCAGCACAAGTGGTACCCGGGGATAGTTCCCGCGGGAATGTCGGGCAGCGCACTATTTGCCCACTTGTCTCTAAACGCATCAAGGCGTTCACGACGTGCTAAATCTTCAGGATTCGCATTACTTGTGCGATCTTTTACTTCTTGCGCTCTTTCGGCCAAACGGTCATCTAAATCGCGCTTAATTCTTGTATTTGCCATGATAATTAACCTTTATTTTGACGATCATATTGAGCATAGGCTCTGATCATTTTGTTTCGTCTTTCTACATCGTCCCATGCTCCAGCGTCTTTAATTGCCTGTACACGGTCCCTAGAGAGGGTAATCGTGCCGGGTTTGGCGCTTGAAGTGTTTGCTACTCGGCTAGAAGCCGTTGGGCCTGCTCTACGAGCGGGTTTTTCGCCCTTTGCTACATAGCGGTGGGGCAAACGTGCAGATAAACGATTATCGAGTTCTTCCCAGTAGTCTGAATCACTTGGATCCCAACCTTCACTGGATAGCTCTTCGTCAATTACCTTGGCAATTCTACTATCTGTGTCTCGAGCCTGTGGATCATACCAAGAATTCTTCTTTAGCCACTTAGTTGCGTTGGCTTGAACCTCTGTACTGATCTCTGTTGGCACATTTTGCTGCTTTGGTGCCTTAACTTGCTCGATTTGTTGTTTTTTGAAGTGTTGCATCTGTTGCAAACGCTGTTTTGCGTCTGTCAACTGCTCCAAATACTCAACTTGAGCTGCTGCATCGCCTGTTTGGGCTGCTTGCAACATTTTCATCTTAGCATATTCAACTTTTGTGACTTCATCTTCGATATTTCTATCGAGTTGAGCCAATCTGAACGATGCTGCACCATTTTCGAGCTGTGCCAAGCGTTTGGCTAGCTCTTCATTGCGGCGCTCAAGTGAACTAATCTTGTTTTTTGAGGAAAGTTCGCGTTGTCTTTTGAGCTCTTTCTTTAATTTGCGTTCTTCACGCCGAGCTTCACGAATTTTCTCACGTTCTTCATCAGATTCTGCATTTTCGTCGTCTTGCGCATCTTCTTCGGCATGATCTTCGTCTTCAGAATCGTCTGCGGCTTCTACTTTGCCGCCTTCTTCCAGTTCCTCTTCGGTAATTTCCTCTGGAACTTCTACTTTGGCAATTACACTGCCATCATCCCGTTCTTTAATTGGGACATCTTTTTCATTTTCACTCATAATTTTCTTCCAAAATTAGTCTACAAACGCTTTCATCTTCTGCGCATGCTCAAAACTCTTGATGCGAGAGATAATTTCACGTGCCTGAATGGTGATAAACACTACTGGAGCGCCATCATCATCTGGATTAACAACAAATCGGTCACCACCGTACTTAATTGTCCTAACCAAATCACCTTCTTTACACCAAGGGCCTTCAATCCAAGGCTCCAATGTGTCCGGTGACTTATATGCTAAAGGTCCAATTTGGATTACTTTGGCTACAGTCTCGTTGTAACGTAACGTTTGTTTGGTTTCATCCACAAGGATGATTCCGCCTTTACTGGTTGTTTTTTCGCGTCTTAACTGCACAAGCACACGATCACCAGCTACTTCTACACCGGGATCAACGTCTGGAAAACACTCAGCTTCTGAGCGCAAATCCGGTTCGTCTTTCTGGTTGATATCAAATGCTGCCATACGGCAACTCTCCTTAAGTCTTACGACTCTTCTTCGTCTTCCCTCAAAATGTCATCAATAATGTCCAAAGCTTCCTTTAGACCTTCATGTCTGCCAACTAAACGTTGATAATCTTCGTATGAGTTAACATTGCTACCAGCGGTGAGGGTTTCCGCTAATTTTTTCTGCTCATCGCGTACGCGACGAATGATTTCTGAAATAAAGTCCTTCATAAATATAGTAATGCAACTTTATGAAGGATTCCGCCCCAAAAATTAATAAAAGTTGCCGCCGCCGATTTCGTTCAGGTTCTTATCTGGACCAACTTTCTGGGATTTAGCCATCTTAGATTGGCTAGCACCGATTTTCCAGTTGTTGTCGCGATGTGAGCCAGAAGCACCATTATCGACTTTTTGATCAGGGCCACCAGCGTAGCCGGGGGTACCTGTCATTTTGTAGGCTTTTTTGTAGCCGAGTTCTTTTTCCATTATTGTTCCTCAGTGGGTGGTTGTTGTTGCTGCTGTTGTGCTGCTTGTTGTTGCTGAACCATTTGCTGTCCGTGTTGCTGGGCAGCTTGTTGCATTTGTTGTGCATGTTGCTGCTGTGCTAAACGGGCTTGTTGTTGCGCTTGAAGTTGAGACTGCACTTGTTGTGCTTGTTGCTCAAATGCTTGTTGTTCTACTGCAATACCATGCTGGCGAATATCTTGTTCGGAAGCTTGGATAGCTTGGAACGCGCTCATGTCTTGCTCATGTTCCAACGCAGCTTGCTGTTGATCAAAAGCAGCGCCAGCGGTAATTTGTGCAACACGCTCTCTTGCAGCATTGTTTATGTTAGCCATCGCAATTTGAGTTGCATTACGTTGGTTATCAATGTTGGTTTGAGTCTGGTATTTAGCCTGTAACTCTTGAACTTTTTGTTGCAACTCAGCAATCTTGATCTGATAGTTCTGTTTATCTTGTTGCGCTTCCAGCTGCATACGGGCTTGTGATTCTGCCTGTTTGCGTTGTGTCTCAGCCAATTGTGTTTTAAGTAATACCTGAGCAGTTGGATCGTTAGAAGCAATTTGCTGTTGTTGTGCTTGTTGGGCTTGTGCCACTTTTTGTGCCAACATTTGGATTTGTTGTACATATGGCTGCATCATCATTTGAGAGTCTTGATCGACTAATTGAGATGCCAATGCCAAAGCTTGTTGGGCTTCGAGATTTAGTGGTTTTTCTTGGTGCAGATCAAGTACATCTTTTCCACCAGATGCTTGCGCCACGTATGAACGCATAGATTGCAAATAGTGTAGTGTTAAGTGTTGCTTGATATGCTCTAAAGCATGAGGTGAAAAAGCAGGGCCAATAACAGGGTTGCCGCCGTAAGCTGGATTATTCGCATACTCTAAGTGAACTTTGATGTGAGCAATATGGTCTTGATCTGGGTAGGCAGCGGCTGGGCGACCCATAGTCATCGCCACGTTCTCCAACGCTGGGTTGGAT